AGACACACTGGTCTTGACACGGATGACCTAGCTGAGTCACTCGCCACTCTACCTGGTCTAGTCCAAGCTGGACTCATCACACCTGACGATGAGCTTGAGAGAGCGATCAGGTCTAAGCTCGGCGCGGGTGACCTACCCGAAGAAGCACAGCGCACACCCTCTAACCGCGTGGCCACATCGGGCATCCGAACAGGAGGAGGCATCAGCGCACTAGCTGAACAGCTTATCAGGAGTAGGCGTGATGGTTAAGCGCATCAAGAAGCGTACTCAAGCGCAGACACCCGCTAAGCCAAGCGAGCGCGTCAAGGGGTCAAAGCGTAACCCTGAGGGCTCTGCTAGCAGTGGTCGTGGTGGCATCGAGATCGGTGACACTGCACTCAAGGCGCTTGAGCAGATGCGTGACAAGCACAACGCAAGGTTCACCAAGGCAGCTCGGCGCGTTGATCTCGGCACACTCAAGGCTGTGTTCAGACGTGGCGCGGGTGCTTTCTCTGTGAGCCATCGACCTGGCATGACTCGCAATCAGTGGGCGCTTGCTCGAGTCAACACGTTCCTCAAGCTAGTGGCTACAGGACAGCGCAAAAAGAGTTACACCACTGATCTCGACCTACTCCCCAAGGGTCACCCACAGCGCACAGAGGCAGAGGCTAAGGCTGAGACTCTAGCGCCTGACCGCTACTCACATATCAACTTCACTCCACCCAAGGGAGCCCAAGACGCTGGCAAGCGAGCCCTAGAGGTTCGAGCTGACAAGCCACCATCACAGCGCGGTATGACTGAGGTTGGCATTGCTCGAGCTCGCGACCTCGCCAACGGCAAAGCGCTCAGCCCTGACACTGTCAAGAGGATGCTCGCCTACTTCACTCGACACGAGGGAGACAAGGCGGGCTCGACATGGGATGAGCAAGGTAAGGGGTGGCAAGCTTGGCAAGGTTGGGGCGGTGACGCTGGCTTCGCTTGGGCTCGAAAGGTAGTCAAACAGATGGACGCTGCAGACAAGCAAGCCACCGCGCTCAGGGCATACTCTGAAGCGCTCAACGTCAGCTATGACATACCCGAGGGCTTGACCCTTGGGCGACCATTCAAGACCCTGAGTCTTGGCCAAGTATCGTCGCGCATGAACGGCGAGAACGTCGGCAAGGAGATCAGTGACTCAATGCTCACTGAGATGGTGCGCGTGTTCAAAGAGAGGCGAGAGTCCGACCCTGTCATCATTGACTGGCAACACGCGACCTCACCTTATCAGAGCGGCCCACCCGCTCCCCCTGAGAGCGGTAATGCTCTCGGCCTAATCGTTGACCTCGAGCTCAGAGAGGATGGGCTCTACGCCTACCCCGCCTATAATGAGCGCGGTCTTAATGTGGTCAACGAGGCCGGTGGCGTCTTGTGGAGCTCGCCCGAGTTCTTGGCTGGTGAGGTCTTTGACCGCGCTGGTGGGAGCAAGGTGGGAGACGCGCAGCTACTAGCAATCACCCTAACCCCACGACCCGCTCAATCACACTCCAAGATTGATCGAGTCATTCTAAATGAGAGGCCCACCGAGATGGACAACATTGAGACGATGTCTGTTGAAGATCTCCGCGCCATGCTTGTCGCTAAAGACGAGATGGTCAAGGAGCTTGAAGAGCAGATCAAAGAGATGAAGCAAGACGCTGAATCTGCAATGATGGAGTCTGACAAGTCTGAGTCTGAGGAGCTCGCAGAGTCTAAGGACGCTGAAGAGTTAGCAGAGGATGAGGACAAAGACGAGATGAAAAAAGAGACGTACAAGATGAGCGAGACAGCGGTCGAGCCCACACTCTTGAGCGAGATCAACGCACTGCGTGAGAGCAACACCGCACTCACTGAGCGCCTTGAGAAGATCGAGGCTGAGAAGCTCGACATCGAGAAGCGCGAGGCAGTGAGCACTCTTCTCCGTGATGGTCGCATCACACCCGCTGAGGAGACTGTCGCGGGTAAGGCCTGGGCGATGCGCGAGCTGCAGCCTGAGTTCTGGCAGATGTTCAGCGAGCGTCAGCCATCGAGCGCGGTGCCACTCTCTGAGGTTGGGCATGGCGCGTCAGGTCGTGAGATCACTCGTCAGTCGCTCGATGGTGAGGTTCGCAAGCTCGCCGCTGAGAAATCAATCACCTACTCTGAGGCGTTGGTTCAGTTCCGCGCCGCTAACCCATCCTACTACAACCAAGCGTTTGGAGGCTGATCATGGCTAACACTGATCACATCATCACTTTGGTAGCGGCTGAGACAATCACCGCTTATGACGTCGTGGCGCTCGATGCTAACGGCAAGGCTGCTCTTCCATCAGGTGGAGACGATGACGGAATCTTAGGCGTTGCTCAGCGTGGCGCTTCTGCTGGCGAGGTCGTTGAGATCATCGTGGCGGGCATCACTCGCGCTAAGGCGGGGGCTGCTCTCACGTTTGCAACCACTCCTCTCCTCATGGCGGCAGATGATGGGGAGCTTGTCGCGGCTACCTCTACCAACTACCCTGTCGCTCGCGTCCTCCCTAACATCAATCAAACTAGCACAGCGGGTGCGGGTGAGGAGTTCTTCGTATACTTCTTCGGCCCCTCTGTAGTCCTCGCCTAAGGAGTAGTTCAACATGGCTAGCTCATACAGCAATCTTCATCCAGTCGATCAGATCTTAACCAGCCTCGTCGTTGAGGCTGTGCCCAGTGATGACCAACTCATCGCTGACAAGATCATGGAGACGATCACAGTGCCTGAGCGCTCAGGTACTCTCCTCCTCGAGGAGACTCGTAACTTCATGGGCGCGGGTGCGGGGCTCGACCTCGAGCGCGCTCCAGGTTCTTCACGCGCTACCATCGGTGGCTTCGACCGCAGCTCTCAGACGTTCAAGGCTAAGATCTACGCGGCCTCTGATAGCATCGCGATGGAGGACATCTTTGATTCTCAGTACCCCGGTTCTGAGGAGCAGCGCATCGCTCGCAAGGTAGCGCGTGTCATGAAGCTCGCTCGAGAGAAGCGCGCCGCTGACATCCTCTTCGACACCACAGCGTTTGAGAACTCAACACCCGGGGTCAAGTTTGACGCGACAGGTGGTGAGCCATTGACGTTCCTCCATGAGCTCAAGGACACAGTGTTTGAGGCAGCGCATGGGATCAACCCTGACTCGCTCATCTTCGGTCGTGACGTGTTCCGCGCACTCGCTCGTAACCCTGAGATTCGCGGCTATGTCGGCACCCTCGCCAACGGCGTTGCATCAGGCAACCGCATCCTCAACGATGAGGCGGTTATCGCTGTGCTTCGTGACGTGCTCGGCATCCCCAATATCCACGTTGGTCAGGCTCGCCGTGACACTGCTGTACCTGGTGCGGCAAGTGATGAGAACTACATCTGGAATGGTGAGAGCATCTTCATGGGCATCCTACGCGGCTCTGATGCGATCGTGCAGAAGTCAGGCAACGTCAAGGGGATGCCTGTTGCGGCGCTCAACTTCCAGTTCGGGTCAATGGTCGCGGGTCAATATGACAGCCTCGACAAGACGCGCCGCTACGTCTACGCTGAGGAGGTGCATCAGTTCAAGGCGGTTGACTCTACGCTTGGTCACGTCGTCTATAACTGCCTCGCGTAAAGGCTGACCCATGAACCTAGCTCTGAATGATTACAGTCTGCGTCAATTCCAACTGCTCGATGAGCTTGGGATTCTCGACCATCACCTTGAGAGGGCGGCGCTTTCTGAGCGCGTGACTCTCTCAGAGGATGCTGACAAGAGGGCTGTGGCTGACCTCACCTCACAGGCCAAGAGCCTCGAGGGTGACAGAGCCAAACTCATCAGAGCTAGACGCGATCAGCTAAAGGCAGAGATCAGCGCTGAGCAATCGTTCAAGCGCGCGCTCTCTTCCTCTCGGCGTGAGCTCGTCACGCTGCTGCAGATGGCTACTGCGTCGAGTGACCCAGAGCTTCTGCTATCCCTCAACAACGAACAGCTCTTAGACTTCATCCTCAAGGGTGGCATGGGCTCAGCTGTTGATGAGTACATTGAGAGTCAAGGCAAGATCAGGAGCGCCGTTGAGCGAGCGTTCCAAGTGATTGAGCCTGAGTTCTCATTCGACGCTATACCACAGCTTGAGATGATTGAGGCTCAGGCTGTGACGCAAGTGTTTGAAGATGTGATCCTCCCTGATACTCAGAGCGCGATCAGATCGGCGCTCACCTCTCTAGCTTTAGAGGTGCCACCTGAGATCATCATGAGTGAGCTTGAGGAGCGCTTGAGGCGTTCAGAGGGTCGGCAGCTCACAGAGGTCAAAACAAGCATCAGTCAATATGGTAGGTCAATCACTGCTGCAGCTGCGGCGGCGGCTGACCTCGACCACTATCTATACACAGGCCCACTGGATGGGGTGACACGCGGATTCTGCAAGGCGCTCGTTGACAAGGTCGTGACGAGTGAGCAGATGCGTAAGCTCAACAATGGGCAAGGGCTCAACGTCATGACATCATGTGGTGGCTATAACTGCCGCCACACTTGGAGCCCAGTGAGTGAGGGTTTCATCGAGTCAGCCAAGCTAGACCTAGCCACAACAGCAGACATCACTAGAGCTAACGCAAGGGGCAGACGATGAGAAAAGCAGTGACAGGTGAGGCCGTTCATTTCGTTTGGCATCCTCGCTCACCTCATGCGGGTGATGCCGAGCTGACTGTTGGATTCAGCACACCATACACAAGCGCGCTCGCGTCGCTCAGAGATGATGTGTCTGTGAGCGCTGTCGCTGATGACAGGCGCACACTCACGCTCACCACTAGCGTCAGCACTACGCTCGAGCGCGATGAGGTCAGGGCTTTCCTACGCACCACTAGAGACACCTACTATGCAGTCAAGGTGACTCGGCTAGGTGGCACCACTGCGATCTTGGCTGAGCCTCTACCGCGTGAGCTCGACCTGACCACAGCGGCCACGCTCAACTTCGCCTCTGCCTATGTGGACATACCGAGCGCCAACGCTGTCACAGGTAGCTATCCATACACGCTCACCTACACCGACAACCTAGGCTCAGCGCAGACAGAGAGCGGCATACTCAAGGTAACCCCTAGGCCGTTCAACACTGGGCTCGATCATGATCAGCTCGTTGATCGATTCCCACAGCTCGCTGACATGGTGCCACGCAGACAGAGCGACCTAGAGCCACAGGTCAGCGCGGCGCTCGAGGAGATCATTCTAGCAGTGCGCGACCACGTCCTAGCAGATGGGGCCACTGAGGATGACGTGTTCAACCAGGGTTCATTTGTCAGCGCTCACGCCTACTGCTCAGCGGCTCTAGTCTATGAGGCAACCCTACAACTTGAGGTGGCGAGCGCGATGAGAGAGCGGTGTCAGGAGCTGCTTGATGTGGCGCTCAGATCAGTCACGCTTGACCTTGATGGTGATGGTGAGATTGATGAGGGTGAGAGCAATCTGAGGCGGTCGGGTGGTAGCGCGTCAGACTTCCGCGCATCGTGGAGGAGCTACAGCAAGACAGCCAACGACAGCCGCTTCACGCCGGCTAGAGGGATGCGCCACTAATGTCAGGCTATGGCAAGGTGACCCTCAACCTCAATCTGCCTGAGGAGTTATGGACAGCCAAGGACTCAGCGCGCTTGGCTGCTGACACCCTCGCCGCTATCAAGCTGAGGACAACCAAGGGCTTGGATGCGAGCGGTCAGCCGTTCGATGGCTACAGTGAGGAGCCCATCTATGTGTCTAAGCGTGGCGCTCGACTCAAGCCCAAGGGTGGGCGCAAGACCAAGGGCGGTCGCTCTGTCTATTATGAGGGCGGCTATCGTGAGTACAAGAACAAGTCGCGGCGTCGCTCCAAGCTCGCTGGCACTGCTGAGGTTGACTTAGTGCTCAGCGGCAACATGATGAACAACCTAGTGGTCAAGGGCGCTACAGCTCAAGGGTTCACCATCGGGCTCACTCAACACGCTGGCTATGGGTACTACGTCAACCAAGAGCGCGAGTTCCTGGGGCTATCTCCTGATGATGTGGAGATGGTCGTAGAGGCGGCGCGGCGCAACTTAGAGAAGAAGATCAAATGAGCCAAGGCATCGCGGCGGCGCTGACGCATCTTGAAGATAAGCTCATGGGGATCGCGCCCAAGCGTGACACTCATCACGGCTTCGTCGCTCATGGTCGAGCGGGGGGCATGAC